TTATTCAAATTTCGAGACTCTCATACCGAGTTTTTCATAAATTCTTTACACTACCTCATTATCTTCAAAAATATTTATAACAAGCGTATAAAGTTCGTTGCTCACTTGTTTAGAATCGTTTAAAAGTTGATCATAATAAATATTTATAACTTTTTTATTTTCGATATAAGCAAGATCAAAAATAAAAGATTCAATATGATCCACTAAACATTCATAATGAAAATCATAAATAATGTAATTACCTGAAATAAGATCATTCATATATGATCTTATTCTTGCGTATTTATGTAATAATTTAATTTCTAAAAGTTCCATTGTTTAACCTCCTACAATTAATAAATAAGTGGAAGTATGATATTTAAAAGGCCCAATATTATGCCCATAATTAAACCAGATGTACATGCTGCTAAATATAATTTTAAAAACGCAAGTATGAGCACCTGGACGGCGCTCATCTTGTCAAGATCTTTGCGGGTTAACATGTTAGTACCCTTCTTTTAAGTAAGCTAAATATTGTTTTCTAGTTTCTTCTAACCAGTCCATATCCAAGTTACTTTTCTCATCAGTAAGCCAAGTTTTGAACTCATCATCTTTTCTAGCTTCTTCTAATAGTCTATAATCCGAAAAACTTTCTAAATTCTCATAATCATCGATAATAAAATAATCGTCACAATAATGGAAGTCACCAGCCAATGTCATTCTTACAATTTCATTAGGTTCATAGCTTGATAAACATGAATCAAGATTATCATTATCTAATTCATAATAATATTCATTATATCGTTCACTCCTAAATTCAAACCATAATTGAAGAAGCTCGTCATCATACATATTTTCAAGAATTTCATCGCCAAGCGCTTCCATAATTGCGCCGTCTGTAGAATGCGCAAAATCGTCGTATTGTGTAGCCATATAAGCCACGTGTTTAGTTGAAGTTTCATAAATAGATAACATATCTTTAACCTCCTTACTTTTCAATCATTTTTTTTAAAAGATATGCATTGAATGCTAACGATAGTAATAACGCTATTTTTAGTAGTTCCATATTTTAAAACGTGGTATAATATAAGTACCTAAGTGACTAAAATAAGTCACTTAGATATTTAGCAAGAAGCTTGAGGGCTTCACCGATTAAGAGCGTGTATATAATTTCGAACGTTTTGGATAGGTACGAAATCATGCGCTCTTTTTTTTCGCGCTTTTTTCTATCGCGACGTTTCATCGGTTTGCTACGTTTATACTTTGCCACGTTTGCACCTCCTTTCGTGTGGCTTGTCTCTTAAGACATTTACAATGTACATCATAAATATTACATTGTCAATAATAAAATGTAATATTTTTTATTTACAACGTTGCAGTTTGAATTTACAAAGTAAATATGATAATATACACATAAAGAAAGGACGGCAAAAAAATGTTAAAAGAGAAAATAAAAGCGTTGTTCACGATGCGAAACAAAACACAAATAGAATACGCAAAACATATAAACCGTACGCGTCAATCATTAAGTAACACGATTTCAAACGATAGAATGAATTTAGGTGAGTTTATAAAGTTATGCGATTGGATGGGCTTGGAAATAAATATAATTGACAAGACAACAAAAGAAAAAATAATTGAATTAAATATAAATGATATACAAGAAAACAAAGACTAGACACGCAAAATTGAGCGTGTCTTTTTTCTTCTATGTTTACACCTCCTAAACTTATTTTTTTTAGTGCTCATTTTTTCAAAAAGCTTTTTGTTTTTGAAACGTGCACGCAAGCGCCTATTTAAAAGGCTTTTAAGCGTGTTCGGTTCTAGTCTTATAACATATAGTTAACAGACCGGTAATATATACATGTATGGACGTTGTGAGCGTCCTTTTTTTATGCGGTCTTGCACCAGATTCAGGAAGACAATTGACAAGCTAAAACATATTGAACGGGTGCGCATGATCCAATGTATTGGAGTGATGCAAGACTTATTGCATATATAAGAACGTGCGCGCGTGTTCTATTAATGTAGTCATGGCCATGTTATGAAAGAACGCTTTCAACATGTGTTGTTGAAACATCTTTCAACACAATAATAAATATATGATAGTCATATGATTGAAGCCATGAGCGGTGCGGTGTGGTGGTAGCTGCATAGGTTTGATTTTTAACCCTGAAAGCGCCCAGGGCATGGATCAGATCAGCAGATCCCCCCCTATCTTTCAAAATTTTTTTGGGTTTTGGGGAACGGCGTGGGGAGTTTAAAAAAACCGGGTCATGAGTGCATGAGAGGGGGTAAAATCTGAATTTCTTCATTTTGTACAGTGTACAAAGAAAAACCGTGATATTCTGTAGTCGTGAAGATTGGAAAACATCTTCTAGAACAAACAAGGTAGTTCTTGGATTGTTTCATTTTAGTGCCCGTTGAAAAAGACCTGTGGAAACATGGGTCTTTTTCATATCACTGCATTCAAAGTATTTACTGTTAGTTTTTGTCGTCCTTTAAATCTGTTAACTGTAGTTATGGTCAAAACTTTGAATGTAGCGATATGAAAAAATATTATGGTTCAGAAGCAACAAAAACAGGTGCTAGAAATTATGCTAGAAAATTTTACTCAAGCAAGGCTTGGGAAAAGAAAAGCAAAGCGTATAGAAAGGCACATCCACTTTGTGAAAGATGTTTGAAAAAAGGTATCTATACCAGGTCGACTTGCGTGCACCACAAAGTGCACATTGACCAGGATAACTATAGAGATGTACACATTCTATTTGGCGATTCCAATTTGGAAGCGTTGTGTGATTTATGTCATGCTGAAGAACATTCCAAACGTAAACCATCTTTTGAATTTGATGAAAACGGAATGCTTATAGGATGTGGAAGGGAGGATGATGAATGCAAAAAGGAGCATGGAAAAAAAGAATCAATTCACAACTAGAGAATTTAGGTACATTTTCTCCTGAATATTCGGTTGCGGTTGATTCACTTGCAGATGCATTGGCCCAATATGATTCAACAATGAAGCAATGGAGAGATTCAAGTAAAGCAAATGGCTACAAATCACTACAGATGGTTGTTGAATATACGAACAAAGGCGGTGCAACGAATTTATCGCGCTCACCATACTACATTATTACCGTTCAATTACGTGATCAGATCATGAAGTACTGCAAAGAACTTGGCTTGTCACCTACTTCACTTTCAAAAACAACAGAAGTATCCGGAAAAAAAGGTGATGAATTGGATGAGTTTATGAGCAGATTTAAATGAAATATCTAGACATTTATAAAGAACGTATAAAATCGGGTGAAGATGTAGTCGGTAAGTGGATGAAGCTTAATCTTCAATATGTTGAGAGAGGTTTAGCAAATGGAGATTTCTTCTATGATGAGAAAAAAGGGGAAATGAATATAGCGTTTATTGAAACGTTTTGTCATCACGTAGAAGGAAAAACAACAAAAGTGAAGCTTGAGCCTTGGCAAAAATACTATATTTCGTGCATATTCGGACTTGTTGATAAGAATGGAAAAAGGCAGTTTCGTGAAATACCTACGGTCATGGGCCGAAAACAAGGAAAATCATTTATTTGTGCAGGTATTGAACTTGATGTTGGATTCACATCTGATGAAGCAGGTATGCAGATATACAATATAGCGCCAAAGTTAAAACAAGCGCAGATCATTTACAATGTTCTGTATCAAATGATGGAACACTCTAAAGCGTTGAGTCAAAGAGTAAAAAAACGTAGAACAGATATCTACATGAAACAGAACAACTGTAGATGGGAGCCAATTGCCTTTGCATCTAAAAAATCAGATGGATTCAACCCATATTTGACAATCTTTGATGAGTTTGCAGCCTGGGAAGGTGAAGCGGGTATGAAAATGTACAACGTTATGTTGTCGGCAGGTGGTGCAAGACCAGATCCACTTTATATTCCTGTAAGTACCGCAAACTATATTGATGAAGGATTATATGATGAACTATTTGTTCGTGGAACATCTGTTTTACTTGGAACGTCTGATGAAAAACAAATGTTGCCTTTCTTTTATATGATTGATGATATTCAAAAATGGGATGATCCTATTGAATTAAGAAAAGCAATGCCAAACCTTGGAATATCGGTTTCTTATGAATATTTGCAGAATGAAATTTTAAAGGCACATAGCTCACCGACATATAAGGCTGAATTCATAACAAAGTATGCGAATATCAAACAGAATTCAACAGAAGCATTATTCAGTGCAGAAGATATTAACAAAGTTAAAGGTGAAGAACTTAGATTTGAAGATTTTGCACATACATATGCAGTTGGTGGAATTGACTTGTCACAAACAACCGATTTAACAGCCGCATCTGTTGTTATACGAATTCAAGACCAGGACTACATATTTACTCATTTTTGGCTTCCAACATTAAAAATCAAGGAGCTAGAAGAAAGAGACAAGATACCATATACAAGATTTATTCAATTGGGATATTTAAGTCCAAGTGGGGAAAACTTTGTACGATATGAAGATGTTACGGAATGGTTTGAAATGCTACGTAAGAAATACAAGATTTATTGTGTAGTCGTTGGATATGACCGTTATTCGGCTCAGTATCTTGTGGATGATATGAAGAAATATGGATACAAGATGGATGATGTAATTCAGGGAACTAACCTTACACCGGTTATTAATGAATTTACAGGATATGTAAGAGATGGATTTGTTCATACAGGAACAAATGGACTTTTACAAGCACATATGTCTAGTGTGGCATTAAAGAAAGTTGCAGAGGACAATCGTGTCCGCATGATTAAAACTGATCCAAGAAAACATATTGATGGGTATGCATCTGTTATTGATGCATATACAGTAAGACAAAAATGGTGGGATACATTTAAATACCGCCTTGAAAACAAGAAAAGGAAGGTGAATTAGTGGCTAAAAGCAGAAGAAAAAGATTTGGTTTGCTAGGAAGTCTGTTAGGACTAAATAAGCCAGCACCTAAACAAAATCAATTACACTCAATGTTTGCAAGCTTAGGTGGATATTCACCAGTGTATTCATCATATGATGGTGGAATATATGAGATTGGACTATGCAGAGCATGTATCAATCGAATTGCTACTTCATGTGGAAAAGCTTCACCTGAATTGACAAACAAAGACTACAAAGGCAAGATATATAACTATTTGGTTAAGAAAAAGCCAAATCCTTATATGACGGCTAGTCAATTTTATAAAAGATTGGCAACCATATACTTTGCAGAAAACAATGCTTTCATTATTCCAATTGAAGATGAATATGGAATGATTAAAGGATTATGGCCTGCTGTTCCGAGTCAGTGTCAGTTAAAAGAAATCAATGGTGAAGTTTATATTTATTTTAATTTCATCTATGGCGAAGAAAAATTGATTGAATACAGCAAAGTAGGACATCTAAGACAAATGCAGTATAAAAATGATTACTTTGGTGATACGAATGATGCATTTGATACAACAGCTAAATTGATGCTTGCTCAGGAAGAAGGAGCAATCAATGCAATCAAATCGAGTTCTATTGTTCGCTTCTTAGCTAAAATTTCAACACCAATTGACGATGATGAGGATTATAAAGAACAACAAAACATGATCTTGAGAAATAACCTGAACAAGAATGAAACAGGTGTATTCCTTGTCGACAATCGATTTGATGAAGTAAAACCGATTGAAAGTAAACCACTATTAGTGGATGCCAAACAGAAGCAGGCAATTGAAAATAGTGTATATAGCTATTTTGGAATTAGTGAAGCTATTTTACAAAATAAATATAAACCTGATGAATGGAATGCATTTTATGAATCAATTATTGAACCATTCTTTATTGAAGTTGGAGAAGTGTTGAGTGGAATGTTATATTCCGTAAATCAGATTATGAATGGTAGTGAAATCATTCTTACAAGTGATCGTTTACAGTATGATTCGACACAGACAAAATTAAATGTTGCGACTCAAATGTTCGATAGAGGAATGATTGATACGAATGGGGCATTAAATATCATGAACAAAGCGCCTTTACCAGATGATGAAGGTAAGAAACGTTTTATTCGAGGTGAATATATCCAGGTAACTAAATCAAATCAAGGAGGAATTAGTTACAATGGGGAAACCGAACCACAGCAAAATCCAAATGCGCTCGATCCCGTTCCAAATGAACCCGGTGACGGAAAATAAACGGATTGATACTCAGTACTATGTTGAAGGATATGCTACAACATTTGAACCTTATGTTCTTTATCGAGATTACGAAGGTAATGATGTATATGAGTTGATTGAGCGTTCAAGTTTGGATAACGCTGATATGAGTGATATCATCTTCCAATTTGATCATGGAGGAATGGTATATGCACGTACAAGCAATGGTTCACTTATTGTTGAAGTAGATGAACATGGATTGTTTGTTGCAGCAGACTTAGGAAGAACAGAAGCGGCCAAGCGCTTGTACGACAGTATTCAGGCAGGAATGGTGACTCAGATGTCATGGCGATACATGGTGGATGAGGAATCATATGATAGAGATAAAAAGATGTGGACAACACGTAAAGTATCAAAAATTTATGATGTTTCGGCAGTGTCGATTCCTGCAAATGATCAAACATCTATTGAAGCAAGGGCAAAGTCTTTAATGGATGAAGAACGGACTAAAAAAGAAAATGAAAAGAAACGAGAAAGACTGAGTTTGTTGTTGCAGATTAAGGAGGCTATTAATTAATGTTTACAGAGCAACAACTAGCAGCATTCAATGCAATGAATCACGAACAGATTCAAAAAAGATTTAAAGAAATTCAAGATGAGGTCAACAAAAACGATCCTAATACAAACTTGGAAATGTTACAGGCGGAATTTGATATCTTGCAAAAACGTGACAAAGAGTTACAAGGCAAGGTAGCACAACGTAAAGCGTTCTTAGATACTATGGCAAAATCTATTGTAGATGAAGAAGGTGCTTTTGTTACACAACAGGAACAAGCTCGTAGCAAAGCACATCCATCAATGCCTACAAAATTGTCAGAAGGAATGGAAAACGATATGGAGTATCGTAGTGCGTTCATGGAATTCGTTCAAAAAGGAAAACAGTCAGAAATCTTAAGAAAACGTAGTGCAGAAGCAGGTGTAGCAGCTGATTTAGGTATTTTAATTCCTGAAACAATTGTTCAGAAAGTAATGACTGAATTAAGTAAATCACGTGGTTACTTATACAATGCAGTATTACATACAAATTTCCGTGGTGGTGTTAAATATCCTATCGGTTCATTCAAGGCTACATTCAAACGTATTACTGAAACAACAGTGTCTGATCGTCAAAAGGCCGGTTCTGTTACAGAATTTGTACAATTTGGATATTTGATTGGTGAAATTCGTTTAGCACGTACATTACTACAAACTGTATTAACTGTAAATGCATTCGAAACTAAATTAGCAGAAGTTATTGTAGAAGCTTATTTGGAAGCTATGGATCGTGAAATTTTAACAGGTGACTCTACAAATAATGAATGTGAAGGTATTTTAACAGAAGCTAATAAAGTAAGTGGAGGACGTATTAAAGCCGATCATATTATTGAATTTACGGAAGCAGAAATGAAAGATTGGAAATCATGGCAAACAAAATTCTTTGCGAAGATTCCATTGTCAATGCGTAAATTAAAACCAGAGTTTGTTATGACTCCTGCAACATATGAAGCAAACATTAAAACGTTGGCCGACGATAATAATCGTCCTGTTTATGCAGAAACATATAATCCTATTGATGGTGCAGAACGCGCTACATTCAAGGCTAGAACTGTTAATTTCGTTGAAAATGATACGTTCAAAGATTTTGATGAAGCAAAAAACGGTGAATATTTCGGAATGTATTGGGTTGGAAAAGAAGCCTATGCGATCAACTCAAATATGCAGTTTGGTGTGAAGAAGTACTGGGATTATGAAAAGAATGAGGAAGTAACTCAAGCATTGGTTATCAATGATGGTAAAGTATTAGATCCTCAATACATCTTCTTGTTAAAAAAAAAAGTAGCTTAAGCAATGGAGATGTTACAAAAGGTGAAAGCCAAACAGGAACACAATCATTAAATGATGAAGAACCTGATGTAGAAGAACCTGATGTAACTGATGATGAACCTATTTTATTAGATGATGAGCCTAAGAAAACCACTCGAAAAAGCAGTGCGAAGAAAGCTTAGGTGATAGATAATGGCGTTCAATATTTCTGAAAGCCTTCTAGAACGTGTTAGAACTGCTGCTACAAGAGCAAAATCACGCGCATATGATGATGAAATCAAAACATATATCAGAGCATGTTTATATGATTTGGATCGATTAAATATCTTATTTGATGAAGATGATTTAGAAGATGAAATTGTAGTAGCGGTAATAACATATGTAAAGTCAAAATTTGGTACAACGGATGCTTCATATAAAGAATCAATGGCTAAAACATATGAGGATTTACGTCAGATTCTTATGACAGATAAATCCCATAAGAAGGTGACATAGTATGGCATATGAATATACTCGTGAGAATAATCTTTACTATGATGTGGCATATCTGATTGAAAAAGAAAGATATGTGGATGCAGATGGTGTGGAACATGTTAACGAAACGGAGAAGGAAGTATTTTGCCGAGTTGGTGGAATTTATTCAAAAGAATTTAATGAAGCCTACCAGGCAGGCATACAGTTAGCGTATAAGCTTGTTATTCCTACTATTGATTACAATGATGAAACGACAGTGAAATACAACGACAAAAAGTATGCGGTTTATCGTACATTCCCATCCGGAGATACGATTGAACTATATGTTCAACAGGATGCTGGAGAATGGAAACAGTAAGACAACAGATTGTAGCTAAATTCACTGAACTTTTAGGTGAAGGACAATTTGTATATGGCAGTTTCAAATCAAAACCCCATACCCCCTATGGGAATTATGCATTGGATTATACAAATAATTACTTTGCAGACAATAGAACGTATTGTAAGATTGGAACTTACATATATAGATTAGTGACTGATCAAAAAGATTTTGAATTAGAAGCTAAAATCGAAGACATGTTTGATGAACTAGAAATACCATACCAAACAATCACAGATGAAGATATAAACACTCAAAAAGTACACTGTACAGAATGGACGGTGACATTAGTTGGCCGTCAATGAAGTATATTGCGATATTTCACAACTTGGGCCTGAAATCAGAAAGATGATTCAAGAATATAAAGAGCATTCTTTGGCGCAGATTGACAGAGCAGTAGAAGAAACTACAAAAGATTCTAAAGACATTGTTAAAGCTAAGGCCAATGTAGACCATAGAAACACGCGTAGAAAAGGCAAGTATAAAAGATCTATAACATATAAGATAGAACGTGAATTAGCTCATACACGCGGTGTTATTTATGCGAGTGGTCATGAATACTCATTAACTCATTTACTAGAAAACGGACATAATTTATGGAATTCTCCTAGACGTACACGTGCATTCGAGCACTGGAAGGATGGAGAAACAAACGCAATCAAGGAACTGCCAAGTTTAATCGAAAAATATTTGAAAGGATAAAAACTATGGCAGAAAAAAACAAAGTACGATTCGGTCTAAAAAATGTACATGTATGTTCTATTACAGAAAGTGCAGGATCAATTACATATGGTACGCCTACTGCGTGGAAAGGTGCTAAATCATTAACACTAGATCCAGAAGGAGATACAAATACATATTATGCAGATAACACTGCGTATTTTACAACGAATACAAACAATGGATATTCAGGAAGTTTGGAAATGTCTGAGATTCCTGAAGAAATTGAAAAAATGATTTTCAATACAGTGACAACAGAAGAAGGTAACTTAGCAGAAGATGCAAACGTATTGCCTAATAACGTTGCGCTTATGTTCCAATTTGAAGGTGATGTAAGTGCTACTAAACATATCTTCTATAAAGTTGTATTTGCACGACCAAATGTAGAAGGTGAAACAAAAGAAGAGAGCACTGATCCAAAAACAACATCAATGGATATTACGGCTGTTCCCGTTGAGAAAGATGATCATCAATGGGTAAAGTCAAAATGTCGTAAAGGTGATACAAATTATGAGAGTTTCTTTACAACTGCTCCAACATTACCTACTCCAAAAGCTGGTGAAATGAGCCAGGAAGAAAGTACACCGGTAGTTGTACAAAGTGATAATGGCAAGGAAGTGAGCACATTATAAGAGGGGCACCCCCCTCTTTGTGAGGTTATATGGAAACAAAAATTAAGATTGATGAAAAAGAATATGGTGTTCTTTATAAAGGTAAAACAGCGAAAATCTATAGAGAATACTTCAATAGAGATATGTTGGTTGACACTCAGAAAGCACAGATGAAGTTTTCGGAAGCTATCAAAAAGAAAGTGGGAACAGATGAAGAAGATGAACCTGCATATTATGTATTGTTAGAAGCAAATGGTTCAGAATTCTTTGAACGTGTGTTGTGGGCATGTATTAAAGCATATGATGTTGTTCAAGGAAAAGAAACGGAAGATTTTTCAGATTTTATTGATAATGTTGTAGACTATGACACATTTGTCACAGTAGGTATTATGGTGTTTGAAAAAATCGTTTTTGCGAACAGTCCAACTATCGATAGTGAATCAGAAGATGTAGAAGAAAAAAACAAAAAAAAAGAATAGTTAGCTACTCTGATTTGATTATAGGGTGCATGAATTTAGGGCTTAAGATGAATGAAATAGATGATATGGACATTGGAATGATGTTTGACTTGATCATAGCTAAAAGCAATATGAGTGCAAGAGCAGCCAAACAATCTAGTAACAAAGTACATATCCGTAAAGCAGTCCAAAGCGACTTTGACAGATTTTAGGAGGTACTAAAATTGTCAGGTTACAGTCAAATAAAAGGTATCTCCGTAAAGATTGATGGAGATACTACAGGATTTCAGAAAGCGATAAATGAAATCAAAAGAGAAACATCAGGATTAGACCAAACAATGTCTAAACTAAAAGCTTCGATGAAGCTAAATCCGAATGATTTCTCGTCATTTGCGACATACCAAAATCTATTAAAGGATAAGATTCAGAGCACTTCCAAGCAATTGGATGTCTATAACAAAAAGCTTAAAGAATATCCTAAAACACAACAACAATGGGCAGATCAAGTTAACAAATCAAAAGCCACGTTATCGCAATATCAGACTAAATTAAACAGTACTGAATCGGCGATGAGTGCCTTACAAAAAGAATATAAGACAAATCAAACTCAAATCCAAGCATGGAAAGATGCGATTGGCGATAGTTATCACACTACAGAACAATGTGAAACCGCAATTTCTACTCTAGCTGCTAGAAATAAAGAACTTTCAGTTTCTATGAAGGCAAATAGTGCTTCACAAAAGGAATACAATGCAAAAATTGCGGAACAAAAGAAAAACCTTGTTGACTTAGGGAGCACGTATGAGGAATCGCAAAGGACATTTAATGGTCTAAGAGCTGGTGCAGCAACATTAAACAATGAACTAAAGAGCTTGAATAAAAGCTTTATTACAGATAATGAAAATATATTAAAATTATCACATTCATTTGGTGTTGCTAGTCAGAAAGCAAATCAATTTGCAGAAACTATTAAGCCATTGTCTGCTTTGGCAGCAGCGGCTATTGTCGGAGCGACAAAAACTGCAATTGATTTTGAAGATGCATGGACTGGTGTTACAAAAACAGTAAATGCAACCCCTCAACAGTTTGAAAAAATCAATGCAGGCTTAAAAGATCTTGCACAAAATACATCGAGTACATATCAAGATATTGCACATTATGCAGAACTTGCAGGACAAATGGGTATCCCTACAGATTCTATTGTCGGGTTTACTAAGACAATTACGCAATTAGGAGATACTACAAATCTTGTTGGTGAAGAAGCAGCACAAAGTATTGCCAAATTCTCAAACGTAATGGTTTCGCAGTCTAAAAAGACGAACACATATTATTCTCGTTTAGGTTCTACAATCGTAGACTTGGGAAATAAATTCTCTACAACTGAAGCAGATATCATGGCAATGGCAACACGATTAGGTGTTGCAGGTAAGATGGTAGGCTTTAACTCTAACCAAGTATTAGGATTATCAACTGCATTATCTTCATTAGGTATTGAAGCAGCTGCTGGTGGTAGTTCTGTTTCTAAAATGTTGAAGACAATTGATCTATCTGTTTCTACAGGAGATAAGAAACTACAAAAGTTTGCAGAAGTATCTGGCATGACTTCTCAACAATTCCAAAAGGCTTGGGGAGAAGATGCAGCGGGAACATTCTTAAAGTTTGTAGAAGGTATTGGAAAATCGGCGGATGTTACAAAAACATTGGATGAATTAGGTATTAAGGAAGTACGACAAGCACAGTCAATGGGTGCTTTGGCGCAAAGTTCGGATGTATTGGCTAAAGCATTAAATGTTTCTCAAAACGCATGGCAAGCGAATTCAGCCATGGCAACTGAAGCGGAAAAACGATATGGAACATTAAAATCTCAACTGTCACAGACATGGGAAGCAGTTAAACAAGCCGGTAATGAACTAGGCCAAGCATTTACACCTACTCTTACATCTATATTGAAGGTTGTAAAGAAAGCGGCTAATGCGTTCTCTAATTTAGATGACAGTACACAAGAAACAATAGCAAAATTGTTGTTGGTGACTGCGGCTGCATATCCTACTGCAAAAGCGATCAGCAAGATTTCAGATGGACTGAATTATGGAGTAGGGAAGATGGCGGGGTTCGCTAGAAATACAAAGAGCCTTGTAAAAGCAATCGAAAATACATTATCTCCAACAAGCGAATTAACTGGTGCACTTGCAGATGCTGGTACACAAGCTACGGTTACAGGTGGTGCTTTCTCGTCTACAAGTGTGTTATTGTCAGGCTTAGGCATTGCAGCAGGATTAGCGGTTGCTGAAATTGCTGTATTAGTTCCTATGTTTGAGAAGGTTAAGCAAAAGGAAATTGAAGATTTAAAAGCGAAAGATGCTTTGTATGAAGCTGATTTAAGAGTTATTGATGGTTTATCAAAATACAATGCTCAAATAGATAAATACACATCTAAAGCAGAAGGATATATTGATACATATAAATCAAATGAAAAGGTAGCAAAAAATTTAGTTACTCAGATTGAACAACTAAATGATGTTGAAAATAAATCAGAAACACAAAAAGAATTATTGCGTGAAAAGGTTGAACAGTTAAATGCTATTTATCCTGATCTTAATCTAACAGTAGATGAAAACAGTGGCAAGGTTGCTGATAATACTGGAAAAGTGTTTGAAAATGTTGGTGCTTTAGAAGAATATATCGACAAAATTCAGGAAGCTGCTAAACAAGAAGCATATGCTGATGCAATTAAGACAACCACAAAGTCTATTGTTACTCAAGAATCCAAATATCAAGAACTAGGTGCAACTTTATACGATTTACGTGGTAAATACGTAGAATTACAACAAAAGCAAAAAGAAGCCATTGCAGATCATGACAACGAAAAGATTGCTCAATATACAGATCAATTAGGCATTGTAAAAGGACAAATGGATGAGGTCACTGCTTCATTAGGTAATATGGGTGAAAAGCTTCTTGAGTCTAATCAAAAATTAGCAGATTATACAAACCAATTAGAAACGGGAGGTTTAAAAGAAATTGGTGATACTTTAAAAAGCCAATTGCAAGAAGTTGTAGATACGGCCGCAGAAGATGGCTATAAAATTCCTAAGAATTTGACAGACGGAATCATGAACGGAACAGAAAGTTATACAACTGCTCGTGATTTTATAACTCAGATGCTTACATTCCAACAATTAACAGAAAATGCTGGCCAAGCTGGTTTAGCGATACCTGCTGCAATTGCAGAAAGTATTGTTGAGAATGCAGGAAGCGTTAGTGAAGCAAACGCTCAATTGAATAACATGATTGAGTTTAACGAAGCTGTTCAAAAGGCGGGATATGATGGATTACAAGTTTCGCCTAAAGTTGCAGAAGCAATCGCTAGTAATCAAATATCCGTTTCCGATGCAATGAAAGCTTTGGCAAAAGGCGGAGTTGACGAATTAGAAAAGGAATTAGATAAAGCTAAAGATAAAGCTTCAAAAAAATCCAAAGATACTGGAGATAAGATGGGCGATGGAAAATCCAATGCAAAGGCATCTTCTGGTGCTATGGGAAAAACAGGTGGAAGTGCATTATTGAAAGCTTATGAGCCGTATGCGCAAGCAACTATAGATTATGCAAAAAAAGTTGAAAAAGCTATCCATAACGCAAAAGCAGCCGCCAAAGATCCTATTGTTATTACAACTATAAAGAAAACTGTACACAAAACTGAAAAACATTCTTTAGATAATTTATCTCGACCTGTTGTTGATTCTGATGTTGCACCTATGAGTGCTGATTCTATTGCAGCGTTGGCTGATACAAGCGCATATGCAGCAGCTAGTGATGCTACTACATCTATTATGGGTGGTACAGTATCGCGCTCTAATTCTACGGCATACAATTTAAACTTGGATGGTATTTACAAAAGAATGGACAATTTAACGAGTGCTTTAAATGCAATATTGGATAGCAATATCACAATCAATCTACAACCTATGCAATTGGATGGAAATGTTGTTACAGATACTGTACAAGAAATTATATCAATTCGAGATATGTTGAAATCATGGGGGAATGGAGGTTCATAGAATGTATCATTTTAGATTTACACCTGAAAATAAACTGCGTTATACGCAAAATATTATGTATTTATTAAAGGTAAGTGAGCGTCCTGTTATTCCTATGGCAGAGGAAATTGTAGAAACATCTACACTTGGTGACGGTACTACATCGTATCGTCATACAGGTGTATATCAAGATCGAAAAATTCCTATTAAATGCAACTTTGTTTTAAATAGCAAGAAAGAATATCTAGATCGTATCTATAAAATCCAACAATATTTCAATGGAAATAAAGGAATATTGGAGTTAACTAGTGATGATAGAGAACATTATTGGAAGGTAAAAAATGTAACGTTTGATATGGATTCTAGAGATTTTGGACGAGGAAGCGAATTTACAATCACATTTATTTGTGAACCTTACAGATACGTAAATAAGTATTCAAGACCTTACGATATTGTAAGTGGAAAAAAGGTAGAACTTGCGAATTATTATGAAACAGCATATCCAATCTATCGTTTATATAACACTTCCATGAACGCAAAAAACATTACGATCAATTGTAATGGAAATGATTTTACGATCACAAATCCTTTCAATGGTACATCGGATATTTCGTATGTTGAAATCAATACAGAGAATTCTTATATGAAAACATTCTATAAAAATGGAACGTATAAATATGACACATTGAAAACAAGTGGGTCGTTTGATGGGCTTAAGTTTAATTATGGTTCAAATAATGTATTGATCACAACAGATATTGGTGCTATTCGTGCAGAAATTATACGTAATTATAGGGAGAAATAAAGATGATTCATTTATTCTTTTCTAGAAAAAAAACAACATATGCACAAATGAAAGAACGTAATGGAGATGTGATTTTAAAACATTGTGTTAGTGCAAAAGCAGTGTTTGAAAGAAATTCTATTTGGTACGTAGAAATAGAATTTCCAAAAAGTGATTTGATGGGTATGGAAATCAGTGATGAATCCGTGTTTAAAGTGGATATAAATTTTGAAGAACCACAGTTATATAGAATTGTGTATCCAAAATACAACAAACAAAGCGATACATATACATGCTATGCAACACATGTGTTCTTTGATTCTCAAAAAGAAGTGTTTGTGTTTGATGATCGTACTATGAGTGGTGTGTGGAAAGATGCGATAAATACCGCAAATGATATTATTACAAATTCACGGCCAAATTATCCTTATAAAATTTATGGACATGGGGAATATGCAAATTATGCAAATGTTAATGCAGAGAATGAAAAAATCGTTTATTTCCGAAATGTTCAGAATAGTGGGTATTGTTTGGATGTTCCAAATGCAAGTGAAGATGCATCTATACAATTACAGATGTATCAAAGAAACAGAACGTCTGCACAGACTTTCATGTTGAAAAAAGTAGGGTCAGACAAATATGGAGATATATATGGAATTTTATCTTTATGTTCGTGTAGATGGCTTAAATTGGATTCAGGAAAGGTTGTGCTAGGAAGTCTTTCCGAAAGCCCATCAGATAATTCTGAGAAATGGTGGTTCATTAATAGTGGATCTAATTATGAAATTGCACCGTATATGAACATATATTATGGCATCTATCCTAGTTCAACGAGTATTGGCAACGGAAACAAAGTTATTGTTGCTGATAGAGGTGCTGCCGAAGTTGGAAATGCGTGTAAATGGATGATTGAAGATATGGATTCTACACAAACTGCATATTGGGTTCGATATAATCTGATTCAATGTTTGTTTGGGACAGAAGAAAATTCTATGATGAATAGATGGCCTGAATGTGAAAGGGATAGATTTGTTGCGATGTTCAACAATTATGATTGCTACTTTGGAAATCCAGATTATTATACTTCCAATTTGAAACCAAATAACTACTTTATAAGTAATAAAGAAGTTTCTGAATACACAAAAAAGAAGTCGATGGAAAATGTTGTAACAGGAATAATTCCAAAAGCATACAACGGTCGAATTCTACCAAACAACGAAATTGTTAAGGCTAGCAATTGGAATACAGATGAGATCCATAGAATTGATGTGAAAGAATATTCCGATATCAAATTGATTGCGGATGATTCACAAGCAAAGAAAACAACGTTGGGTGTATTTACAAATGAAGCAAACTTAAGAAATTATCTTAGAATACAGGCAAAAAAATCTCTGGAGAAAGAACTGCAAGAACCGAAAACGGAAACGTCTATTAAATTTGAAGAATTATTTACGTACAATGTGCCGAATGCACAGACGTTAAAAATAAATGATTCAATTTTTGTAGAGACTGATTTTGGAAAACGAGAAAGGTTTTATTTAAATAAATTAACCTATAACTTGATTACGGAACGTCCTGAAGATTTAGATCTTGTATTAGAAAGTGAGGTATAACATGGCAATTGTGTATAGTGATTTAACAGTTAGTTTAACAAAGCCAAATGACAACTTGATTGTTGAAATGGTAAGAGCTGATTCAGGACGAGGGTTAAGAATTTTTGTCAGTGATGATGTGATTACTAGTAATAGTTCAAATGTTGATGATTCTTTGCATGCGATTTTATGGACTAAAAAGCCGAGTGGATTAATGGTTAGCATTGGTTCTACATCTGTATCAAGGTTTGAAAACTCAAATGCATACGAAATTGAGTTTTCAGATACAGAAGCTTTCCAAAATATCTTAGCAGAATTAGGAATTTGTGAATGCCAGGTAACATTAGAATCTAGTGGAACATTTGTCACAACTTTTAATTTTAAGATTAAGGTTGTTGATAATCTTGCAGCGCAGGAATCGTTAGAATCGACTGAAGAATACAAATCTATGATGGAATTGGTTGCGAAAGTAAATGCATATAAAAATGAATTAGAGAATTATGTGGCGCAATTTAAAAATCAACTGAAATTAACAGTTAATGTTAGATATGGTACTTCAGATCCTGTTGTACAAGATGGTGATAAAGCTGGAGATATCTATATCAAATATGAGGAGTAGCGTATGACTGTTTTAGCAACATTACCATATAATCAGTATTTAATACTTACGTTTGAATCTTACAATGAGCGATATGAAGGTTCATATCCAAATTTAAAATTTAAAGCGGATGTAAGGTTTAGATATACCGGAAACTTCAAAATCCAAGCAACCAATGTTGTTACGCTTGGAGGACTTTCTAAAACTATTTCAAGGTGGGATTTAAATTATATCCAGGATTCAGGATGGTATTATCTAGGACAAATTAATGAACCTATGTATTGCAATAGGCAACGGTCTTTTGAATGGGGTGCGAGTTGTCAAGGATGGCCTAATTTATCAGGAATAGCAAGATTGACTACACCTAAGATTGATTTGCCAACGTATGAAGCAGAAATATCAGATATTAATAGTACCTCAATTTCTATTTATGGAAGGCTAAAAACAAATCCTTATAATTTGTATACTTTGCGTATTTATTCAATGGCAACGCAAAAATTTATTTTGGATAGATTAAACGGAACACATATTGTAAGCGAATTGAAAGGTTCGACAAGTTATGAATTTCATATCGAACCGTTTATGGCCGACTGTTCGGGATCGTATTTACTTCAAACAGTATTAAAAGCAACAACGTTAGAAGATTATAAAAAGATATCTGTAACGAGTGTAGATGTAACTATATCTCATATTGATGATAAGTATGATAAAGCAGTGTGTGTTGCACATACAACGGATGATGCACATGTTACAAAGAGTCATTGGGATTATGATGGTATGGGAAGTAATTTAACTTCAGATAATCTTACAAAGGAATTTAAAGTGTCGAATGGGAATGAGTATAGAATGCTTGTTTATGTAACAGATACTTTAGGAAGAACAAGCAATTATTATTACTTTTATATTATTGCATCTGCATCTTATAGAGAAGTATGGGTCTTTGATGGAAATAATTGGAAAAAAGGAAAATCACTTGTTTTGAGTAGTGATGGAAAAACATTTGAGAAATGTAGGCTTTATTGTGATACAGGATTGAAATGGAAAGGTGCAAAAAGATATGGAGAGGATTAAAAATGGAAATTAAAAGAGATCATATTTTCATAAATCAAGGAGATACCATCTATACAGATATTTTAATTAAGTATAAGAATGGGCAAGTATTTGTTCCTGGTAAGGATGATTCTTTAGAGTTCATTATTTATAAAGATGGCAAAGAACTTATTAAAATTCCTATTGATGAATCTTTGAAGGTGATTTGCCAAACGGATGAACTTTCTGTTGGTGTTTATAATTGGATGGTTCGTATTGATGTTAATGGGATTAAAGAAACACCGTTAAAAGGAATTCTTCAAGTGAAAGGAGACTAGAAATGGACGGATTGAAAGCAAGACTAAGCTTTGATGCGGTTGCTTATGATTATGATGATGAATATCTTACAATTGATACAGATACACATACTATTAATATTAATAATGTATCTAGATTGTTCGGAGTGCAATATGATGGAAATTCTAAACTGATTAAATTTAGAATCAGAAACAAGTTATCTGATATTCAAAAAATGCAAGATTCAATTGTTTATATAAATTGGATTGATTCTAAGGGAGTTAAGGGTCAGTCAATTGCGATTAACAAAACAATTAATAATGATACTTGTGAATTTGCATGGAAAGTACCATTTGATGCCTTGAAAAATTCAGGAGTATTACATTTTGCGATGAGCGCAGTTATGACTAAAAATAGTTCAAGTGTAATTGATCAAAGATGGTCTACAAAAATTGCATCTGTAATTACACCTGATGGAATTTATATTAAATCTTATACTCCTAGTAGCGAAGAAGAAGATAGAATTGCACAAATCTATAACGAATTATCAAAGATGATAAATAAGCAAAATAATAATTTGCAATCACAAGTTAGTTCCCTAAAGGAAGATATAACAAAATTTATTAATAAGCCTACTTTGGAAGATAATAATAAATTCCCAAGAGCACTTAACGGAGATGTTGAGTGGGTTGAGCAAGGATTGCCAACAGATGAGCAAACATCTAGTGCAATTAATAAATGGCTAGATGCACACCCAGAAGCTACTACAACGGTTCAAGATGGTAGTATTGGATATGAAAAATTTAGTGAAAGTTTTAAAAAGCAGATAATTAGTGTTATTCCTGAAAAAACTGGTGATATTACAGAATTAATTAACAATACACTTAAAAGTAATATGCATTTACGTATATACAATTCGGATGTACAAATTTCAAAAGGCCTTTCATTTAAAGGCTTGGAAAATGTAACTTTGGAATTTGTTGACTCTAAAGTGACATATTTATATGATCACAATGATCTAATAAACGATCAATTTGCTATTTTGATGGAAAATTGTAAAAATGTATTAATTACTGGTTTAGAACTAACAACAGATTTTTCTAAAGAAAACGATGAATCTTTAGATTTATCACCGCTTGCTGGTAAAAAAATTTACGCAATAAATTTTACTTTTGTTGAGAATGGAATGATTGCAAATACTAAAATTTCACAATTTACAGATGGATTAAGTATAAATTATAGTAAAGATATTTATTCTTTTAGAAATACTTTTTTCAACCTAGGCGAAGAGCCGGTGGCATTTAGAAATTGTAGTAGATGTAAAATGACAGATTGCGAAGCCTACTGGTATTGTGGTGATGGCGCACTTGTTAAACACTGGGATTCATATGAGCTTTCTGGGTTTATTTTTTCAAACAACTATTTTCATGATGGAAAAGATTACAAAACAGGTGACGGGCGTGTAATATGTGGTGGTGGTTTCACAACAAATGTAGAAGGAAATGCAACTGTTAAAAGAGACCCAGAGTATATAATTGTTAAAAATAATATATTTGTTGATGTTGAGTATGGTGTATTATTAGCTGGCGGTAGTCATATTATTGTAGATGGTAATTTAGTTAAACCAAAGCAAAAATCAGATGGAAACTATTATACATATGCAGCACTTGGACTTGACTATTCAAGCTATAATTTACCAGACACACAACTTTATACAGATATTAAATTTATAAACAATACAGTCGAACAAGCTAGTAGAGGAATTTATATTTCAAAACATAGTGATGAGAGCGTTGTAATAACGCATGAAGATATTTTGATTTCTGGCAATATTATTAAAAATTGTAACAATGAAGCAATTGAAACTAATGACTCGCTGGTTTATGGCAACATTTTTAAAAACGTTAAACTGATTATTCTTTACAATACCACATTTATAGCCAATAAAGTTGTTGGTTCATCATCATTACCTCAGTACAGTAGATTTCAGGCTAATGATAGTAATCTTATCTGTAATATTATGGATATGAATGGATTATATTTAGATGTAAGAAACACAAAAGATGTTTCAATTTCATATAATACTATTAATACAATGAATTCTATTCGGGTTGACTGGACTTCTGGATATGTATATTTTACAAATAACATTTATTCATCTACTCCAGCACTAAGATTATTAAACAATTCACAAGATTACATTGTTATAAATGGAGAACCGTACAAAGCTAAATTAATAGGTGGTGAGTATTACTCATATACAAAACGTTATGGAATTGTTGAACTAGATTTTATTTCTTCAACTAACGTACCCCTAACAAAAAGCGGTAAAACATTAGGAACACTACCAGAAGGTTACAGACCAATTACAATATCACGTCATATTTTATACACGAACCCATCAAGTGGTGCTATTGGTGTAATTGTCAGAATAGAAATTCACCCAAGCGGTGAAGTTATAGCAATTGCTCAAGAAAATGTTAGTGGTGCTCCAATTCGAGGAAGTCTAACATTTTTAGCTGAACAAAATTCTCTAAATTAGTAAATTGTTGCATTTAAATAGAATGAAAACTTGAAAGGAAAACGAATATGAGTGGTGAATATCTTAGCGTTATTATTTCTGCATGCATGCTTGTAATTGCATTTATTACGTATAATCGTGGTACACGCAAGATGGATGGAGAACAAATATCCAATATGGCATTTTTGAAGAATGAATTGGAACATATCAAATCGGATTTAAATGATATAAAGGATTCGATTTCGGAAATTAAAAAAGGAAGCAATTCAATGGAAGTGGAGGTTTCAGAAATAAAACAACAAATAATTACTTTGTTTAATCGTGTAAAAGCGTTGGAGGATCGTAATAAAAATGGATATTAAAGATGCAAACAAGAAACTTCAAAATGTAGAAGAAAAAGTAGATAACATTTATGGTTTTTGCTCAAAATTAATTGAAAGAAACTATAAAACAAGTAGAACGATTATTACGGTTTTAATCCTAGTGATTATTGTTCTTTATTCTACTATTGTTTGTCGTGGTTATTGGAAAGATGATCATGTGAATAATTGTTCTTGCGAAGCTAATTCAAACCAACGAATTTAATTAAGGCGGTGGTTTATATTAACAAAGCTAACAGATTAAAAGAGATACGTCCTAATGATGCATTAATACTTATCAAATCTGTTGGATTAAGAAAGAAATATGAACAGATTTTGATTATGAGATATGTATATGATATGTCATGTACCGAAATTGCAGATGCATTACATATGGAAGTACAAACCATAAGGAACAGAGTATGCAAAGCAAGAAAAATGTTCGATAAATATGTGAGCAATCTATAATGGTTGCTCATTTTATTTTGGGTATTTTATGAGTATTATTCGAGTATTAAATTATTTGTTGCGTAACCATATAATTAAAGCGTAATAAAGAGGTGGTTGAAATGTATAACAATTATAATCCAGCACAAGCACGAATAGACAGTTTGATGCAACAAAGACAAATGATAGATCAACAAATTCAGCAAGTACAACAGTATGCAAATATTCCACCTATCAATATTAATAATCAGATTACACCACAACAACAAGGCAATTTTGATTTTAATGGAAAATGGGTGAACGACGAGCAGGAAGCTAGAAACTTTGCGAATGCAAATTTACCAACGATTTTATTTGATAACAATAAATCTATTTTTTATATGAAATCTTTAGATGGAACATTTAAAAAGTTCAAATTTGAAGAAATCACAGAAGATAATTCTAACAGTATTGAAAATCGTGTAAATGGAATCGAAAAGAAATTAGATGATTTGATATGTGCATTAAGCAAACCACCAAAACAAGCTAATGAACAGCCAAAGAAAGGAGCACAAACAAAATGAATCCTTTAAAAAGTATTATGGGTAATATGAATCCAATGAATATGATGAATATGGGAAATCCCCAACAAATGTTAATGAATATGTTGTCACAGAAAAATCCACAAGCATTTCAACAATTTCAAATGCTTATGAACAGTGGCCAAAATCCACAAATGATTTTAAATCAGATGATGGGTAATTTAAATCCACAACAAAAGCAACAACTGCAACAAATGGCAAAACAGTTTGGAATCAGGTAACAACGGCTAAACCGTTATTATAGAAAGAAAGGAGAACATATATGATGGAAAACGGAATGGGAATTCAACCAACTTACAACTTAGCTGAAAGAGATGACGGCTTTGGAAACGGTGGAGGTTGGTGGATTTGGATCTTGCTAATCTTCGTATTATTTGGATATGGAGGATATGGCAACGGAAACCTAACAAATGATTCTTTATTAAATGAAGAATTCATTAAACGAGACATTTTTAACACAAACACAAATGTATCTCAAACAGGTTGTCAAACTCAACGTGATGTATTAGAAAGTCGCTATACTAATCAGTTAGGACTTCAAAACTTGCAAGCTCAGCAACAAGAATGCTGCTGCAACACTCAACGAGCAATTGACAATGTAAATGCTCAAAGTTTCAAAAATACTTGTGACATTACAACAGCAATTCATTCAGAAGGTGAAGCAACACGTGCGTTGATTAATGCAAACACTATGCAAGAATTACGTGATCGTTTAGCTGATCGTGACCGTGATTTATTGACGGCTAATTTCCAATTAAGTCAACAGGCACAATCTGCAAATATCATTAATACTTTGCAACCAACACCAAAACCAGCTTACATTACATGTTCACCATATTACGCTTATAACAACGGATGTGGATGTAATGGCTACAACAACTTATAATCTAGCACATATGTGATTAGGCAATTGCCTTTGGATTTAACGGGATAGTCGAAAGGCTATCCCTATTTTAATAGGAGGATAAAAGAAATGATTAATAGTATTGCTACGGCTGTTCAGACAGTCGATAATTCAAATAATGTATTGTTTCCTACAGATCGTGTAAGAAGTAAATCCTGCCAGTGTCCATGTAAAGGTTGGCTTGCTCATGATCTAGGAAGTGGATTGTTTACACTAACAAAGTCAGGTATCTATGAAGTAACTTATACTGCGGATATTACGAGTGCAGCGGCAGGACAAGCTTCTTTAGTGCTTGAACTAAACGGAGAAGCAATTGGTGGAACACAATCTATTTATACTGTTGCAACTGCAAGTGCGTATGGAAATGTAAGTGGAGATACTCTAATTCAAGTTCCATGTGGTGCATCTTATACAATTGCATTAGCAAATAACAGTGGTTTAGACTTAACAGTCCAAAACGCAAATATTATCATTAAAAAGATTGCGTAGGTGAAAAATATGCATAAAGCAATGGAAGTTAATGAAAAGATAATGCATGAGTCAGTAAACATGTTAGAGAAATATGGATATGCAGAATCTTATTTCCATGCATTATCTCAAGCTTTAGATAATATCAAAGACATTGAAACGATAGAAGCAATGAGAAATAAATATCAAATTGAGATAGGAAAAGATGGAGTTTCCACTGTTGCAAGATTAAAAGAAGATAATGATGGATATAATATTCATGATCCAGAAACAGAAGATATTGTTTATAAGCTTGCAGAACATTTGAAAAAATATAAAGCGTTCAAAGAAGAATATTCGCGTACAAAAGGCGATATGGATTTGGAAAAGTCTCATCGTGAATTAGATAAGACTATGAAATGTATGCAACAAATCGTAACTATGATTCATGGATGCGTTGATTCAGATGAAGAAAAAACAATGATTAAGACACATATACGAGACATGTTTAATATGTATCAATAAGGCCGTTAAATACGGTCTTTTATTTTGTACAGTGTACAAACGATTTAAATACTATCATTAGGATAGGAGGTATTTGTAAATGAAAAAATATAGTAAAGAATGGTGGATTCAATATGGCTATTATGCAAGTATCAGAGCATTAAAGACAATTGCTCAAACTGCTGTTGGTGTTATTGGAGCATCTGCATTATTGGAATCCGTTGATTGGCGAGTTGTAATTTCGTCAGCGTTTTTGTCAGGCATCGTCTCGTTGCTGACTAGTATTGGCGGATTGCCTGAAATTAGTGTACCGGAGGAATAATAATGAATGATGAAGAAAAAGTAGTAGATTATGAGAATCTATCAGAAGAAGCAAAAGAAGAATTAAGCAATGGCAAGGAAGAAGGTGTAGATGAAGAATGTCGTATTCCGGATTAGCAACATATTGTAACAGAACATCACAACATTATGATGGTCGTTTTGGATATAAGGTTTGTAAAATCACTCCACACTACATGGCTGCGGCATGGAGTGGTAAACAATGTGCAGATTATTTTGCACGAAATACTCGTCAAGCATCTTCCAATTATTGTATTGGAATTAATGGAGACATTGCATGCAGTGTTGATGAAGAAAATGCTGCATGGACAAGTTCAAATTGGTTGAATGATTCTCAATCAATTACAATTGAATGTGGAAACATTAATAACGCAACTGGAGAAATGACGCAAGCCACTTGGGATAGCTTGGTGAATCTATGTGTTGATATTTGTAAACGATATGGATTTAGATTGAACTATACAGGAAATTCTAGCGGATCATTGACTATGCACAAAATGTTTGCGGCTACATCATGCCCTGGAGCATGGTTGGAAGCACGTATGCCACAATTGGCTAATGAAGTAAATGCAAAATTAGATGGAAAGGTTGAAACACCAAAACCTACAACTCCAAGTGGAGAAAAATATTCAGTTAATTTACCTATCTGTACAAACACATTGAGTGTGAATTGCTACGGAACTTCTACAGTTAAAAAAGGTGATTGGTCAGGTGTCATTGGTAGAGTAATTAAAGGAACAAAATATCCATATCGTGTTGATCGTAATGGAGTAGCGATTGGGTGGACTAATGATGCCGGTATTGATACAGACCCTCATGTGCCAGTTGGTGCCACACAGTCTAGCGCAGAAGCTATCGACCAAATTTTGCATGAAGGAAGCTATGTTACATCTGTACATATGAAAATTGGTAACCAAGGCTTGAAGAAAATTGGCGATGATTTATGCTGCTACTTGTCTAAATTAGGCGGTTGGTTTCCTGTTCGTATGGTAGATAAAGTACCAAATTCAGATGGATATAATGACAATGTACTGCATACCACAAATGCAGTAGTCTACGTATCTAGAATCAGAGTCGATGCAGTGAATGTTCAAAAGAATATTGTCAAGATTGGTGGTGTTTGGGTTGATCCAACACCGTTAACAGAAATTGAATAAAATAAAAAAATATAAAAAATTGTTTGACATAATATAGTTTATACTGTATTATCTTTCTTGCGTGAAGCAGTGAGGTACATTTTGGGGTACAAAACAACAAAGTGCTATCAAAACACGTAGATAATGATGTAAATAACATCAAATATCAATAGATATGAGGTATTAATATAATCCCCTCATCTGCTCCATTGAAATTTAAGCCTTTATTTAAAGGCTTTTTTATTTGTGTTGGGGTATATTGGGGTATAATTTGATATTAAAATATTGAATTATACCCCTTTTTTGCATATTATGGACATATAAGAGGGCACAAAAATGGCAGTGGAATTAGATAAGAAAACAGGAAAATATATGTTTGCTGGAAAAATATATAAAGATGGCAAATGTATAAAGAGATATCGTAAGCGTGGTTTTGATTCTAAATGGGAAGCACAAAAAGCTGAGGTTGAATTCAGAAAAGATTTCTTTATGCTTCCATCAGATATGAATTTTGACAGACTATATAAAGCTTTTAAAGAATATAATAAAAAGTACGTAAAAGAATCAACACTAAAATCAGATGAATATTTGTATAATGTTCTATCTAAGGAAATGAAAGATGTTGATTTTCTAGATAAAAGACAAATGCAAAACTTGATCAACAAATTTGATGAGAAATATTCAAAGGCATATGTATCAAGAATCTATTTCTTTTTAAATAAGCTATATAAATTTGGTGTTACTTCTGAATACATTCCTACCAATCCAATGACATATGTAAAACGTGATCTTAGATTGAATGAAAGAAAAGAAGAAATGACAATATGGCAGCAATACGATTTTGATTTGTTTATTGAAGAAGTGGATGAACAAATGATGAAATGCTTTTATTCTGTTTTATTCTATATGGGATTACGAAAAGGTGAAGCTATGGCCTTACAATGGAAGGATATTGATTTTAGAAAACAAACTATAGATATCAACAAAACATATAAATACAAAGAGAAAGACCCAAATAAGTGGCTTACACCGCCAAAAACAAACAATAGCTATAGAACTATCACAATGCCTAATACATTGTCTAAAATGCTTCGAGAATGGTTTCTAGAATGTTCTAAATGGGATGATTTTACAAAAGATAAATTTGTGTTTGGATACTATAAACCAATATCACCTCAGACAGTACAAAGAAGATTTGATGATGCGTATAATAAGGCGAAAGAAAAAGATGATACATTGCCTAAAATAAGAATCCATGATTTTAGACATTCGCATGCATCGTTTCTAATTAATAACATGGCAGGAGCTGGATTCTCAGATTTTGACATAGCCAAACGCTTAGGAGATACAGTTGAAACATTGCACAATACATATGCACACTGGTTTGATACAAAAGATAAGAGTATTGTAGATATGATGAATAAATTGTTGTGAAAGTGTTAGTTTCAACTAACAAAGTATTGTATTTTCTTTCCACTTAAAGTAATATTTAGATAGAATAGGAGGAGTTAATCTATGAAAAAGAATGTGTTTTCGTTTGCTACTTCTAGTTTTGGATATGGAATAAGTAAAGTTATGGATATAAATGGTAGTAATATAAAAAAAATAAAGATAGGAACGTTTGTGGATGATGCTGCAAGCCTTTCAAATGATTGGATTACTATTGGAAATGATATTAGAAAGGCTATGTCGGATTATGAAAGAAACCCAGCTCAATTCAAAGTCAAGTAATGAGTTAAATAACATCGAAAATGAGTTTGACAAAATGCCAAAAGAAGAACAAATACAATTCGTTCAGATGGCTATGCAAAAATCATTCAGTGGCCCATTACCACCATCTGAGGATTTTGCAAGATATGAACAAGTAACACCTGGAGCAGGTGATCGTATATTAAAGATGGCCGAAGATCAGGCAAAACATAGACAATCACTAGAAATGAAAATGCTAAAAAGCGAAGTTCGTAGTACATTGATTGGGCAAATAATGGCTTTTAGTATTTGTGTAATTGTTTTGGTAGCTGGTATATATTTTGTTTTAAAAGGCATGAATAACAAAGGCTTCGTGGCTATATTCACTCCACTTGCCTTTTTGATAGGATCATTTTTATACAATAAGAATAAAAACGATTGATTATGTACGTGAGGATAGAAAGATGGCTATCGCACATGAAAATGTCAAGGGTAGGGATGTAAATCCCGATGAGATGTGGGAACTATCGCCCCACCACGTACATAACAAATACATAAAAAGAAAAACAGATAGTGTATGCTGCTCAACACCACTATCTGTTTTTCGTTCTCTGCTAATCTTTTCTTGAGGAAATAGAAAAAAGCCTAAAATATTTATCATGTACACATGAATAATAACATCACATTTTAAAAAGAGTAATTAAAAATGCAAAATATTAATAAATATTTACAAAACAAAATTAGTTAATAATATAACCAAAAGTTCATTAAAAATTCTACCCCCCCCCCGAAAAAAATTCAATACTGGCAATGTGATATATAACCATTTGCACTTTTTAGTATTATATTTGCACAATTTAATACAAAACAGGCATTGACATATAAAATTTAAGACTTATTATATATTATAATAAGGAAAACGTTTTTCTTTTTATTCATAGAAAATGAATGGAAAGGGATGATCTTATGGAAAGGGATTTATGGATAAAAAAATTAATTATCCTGGCAGAAAAGCTTAACGTGGATGATCTGCAAATTCTGTATAATCATGCACAAAGACTTCTGTTATCATCTAAAAATGAATAACACTAATACCTATAGGTATTTACGCGCAAATTTAAAAGAAGGATACTAAATGGAAGAAAAAAAGAGAATCTCAATTGCAGAAAGATTTGAATGCTATTAAGACTAAAATTTGGCCTGATGAAGTAGTTGGCAAAGAGGAAATAAAAGCTAGGGAATTTACCCTAGCTTATTCTTTTAATATCCGTTTCGTGTTACACCATATTCAGCTTGTTCTTGTGTAAATCCATCAAACATCAATTGTTCAATTAATCCTTGTCTAGAAAAAGACATGACACTTAAATAATCCATCGCTTTTAATGCAGCTTCTTCATCCCAATTTGCGTTAGTATGATCTGCGCCGTATTCTGCTTCTTCTTGAGTGTACCCGTCATAAAGCAATTGGTCAATTAGTCCTTTTCTTGAAAATTCATAATAATCTAAATAATCTAAAGCTCTATTCAATGCGTTTTTCTGACCTACTGTTGGAGTTGGAGCGGATGAATTTGTGCTTGCACTTGAGTCTGTATTTGGCGTTGTTGTAGTTGTTGATGAATCTGAAGTTGAATTGGTTGTGTTACTTGTAGTTTCTTCTTTTTCATCTGTGATTGATACATTCTCAACTATATCCAAAATATCGTTGTAGTAATTATATTCTAATCCGTCATACTGAACATAAGATAAAACTCCGTATCCGTTATGCTTGTTGTTTGAAATAAAATATAAATTTACATTTGCGTATATAGATTGATTATCAAGAATAACGTGTCCACTATTACTTATTAGTTTATAATACTGATAGTTTCCTTGTTCATTTTTAAATGATTTTTCTTCTATTTCATAATCTTTTGGAAGATACTTAAAGGCATCTGTCTCTAAAAACGAATCAGTATATTCATCTATGCTAGAATCATTTAATTCTTCATTAACCCAAGTTAATCCCATTACTGTAAAATCTGAATTGTCAGCTATGAACACAACAGGATTAACATCATCTTTATCAGTGATTTTAAAATAGTTAGGTACATGGAATTGAACATTATCTAATTCATATTTAGTTGTTGATGATAAATTAAAACCATTTCTATCTTCAAGTTCAACTTCTTCTGTTTTGTTATCAGCTTTAACTCTTTCTTTGTAGCTTGTACATCCTGTACACATAGATAGTGCAAGCACAGAAATCCCAATAGTTTTGAATAATTTCATTTTTTAACCCTCGATTGTTTACGCTAAGTAAACGCTTTCCACTTTATATGTTAATCATACAATAAATCTAACCAAAAAAGAACAACCTATTTGTTGTTCTTTTCTTTTTCTCTTTTAGCTAATTCTCTATTTACAATTGACCACAAATAATCTGCAACTTGTTGCTTTATATCCGGCGGTGCTTCAAGGTATCCTCGCACAAGCCATTTATCTTCTGGCTTTAATCCATAATCTTCGATTAGTTGATCTATTTTTGAATCAGGTATAGAAATGAACATATCGTCTCCAATACCTTCAGTTAACCATACATAGTCAACGTTAAATTCTCGACATATAGAATTGATGGTTTGGCTTGATGGATTGGTAGTTCCTTTTTCAATGTTATTGATTGAACCTTTTGAGATACCTATTTGTTTACCGAATTTTTCCATACTCAAATTAAAATGTTTACGTATTTTATATATTCTCGACCCTATATGTTCTTCCACGATTTTCACCTCTTAACTGCTTACACTGTGATTATACATTAAAAAGTATGCCGAGTATACAAAAAAACAAATTATTTGAATAATTTAAAGTTGACATAGTATGCAACGCATACTTATAATGTATGTGTAACATACAAAAAGTATTTTAAAAGGAGGGATGTAATGACTGATGAGGAAAATGTCACTAAAGAAGCTTTGGATACGCTCGAAAAGATGGGATATGACATCAACGAGTATGATCGAGGTTTTATCGCATGTATTTTGACTCAGAGCAAAAGAAAAGGCTCAGAAGGAAAGGAGAACGAAGAAAAATGAAAGCATATGTGACTGTTAGAGATGTGATGCTTGTTTTACCTGTAAAAGATACACAAGCTAGAAAGATTTTACATAATCTACGCAAGAAAAAAAATAAAAAGGGTGAAATGTTTGAAGGATCATATCGAGACACTATGCTTGGAAAGATTCTTGCAGTTCCTACTCCGTTGTTTGTTGAATATTTCCCTGAAACCCGAAGTGCACTTAATGACATTTGGAAGGAACAAATAAAAAGCACGCTTGACCAAGCGTGCTAGGGTAGTGAGCCCTGCATAAATTAACCACATGATTATTATACCACAGAAAATTAAAGGAGTAATGAAAATGACAAAAAAAGAAGAAAAAGAAACTTGGGAGATTCCAAATTTCGATAAGTATGACATCTATAAGTTAGATGATAAGCTTGTCATTAATGAGAAACCTAAGCCAAAGAATTATGTAGTTGCGTGTACATTTATTAATATTGCCTTACTTGCATTGAATGTATGCGTGTTCTTGTCTACTAAGATTTTGGTTACAACTATTATCCAGGTAGTAAAGTAATATGACTAAGGATGAGTTACAAGCAAAAATTGACGGGTTTATTGAAGAAGAAACAGCGGATGAAAAAAGTAAGAATACCATTCGTAAATACAAGCATGTTGCTACTTTGTTTGTTAACTCATTGCCTGATGGTGAAATACAAAAGTCCGATATAGTTGGTGTTAAAGATAAATTGCTGCATGATTATAAAATCAGTACGGTAAACAACTATATTGTGATAATAAATAAATTTATTAAATATGCAGAAATCATAGATTCAGATGATGATTTCAATTTCCTGAAACTTAAAAAATATTATTCAAAGAATTTATTGAAGAACGTAAGAGTCCAGAAAGACGATTCTTTGGATGATATTCTAGAGCCTAATGAATTTCAAAGACTACTGAAAAAAGCCCGGGAAATCAATCGTATGGACTTATACGAGATTATGAAGGTGTTTGGGTATACGGGAATTAGGTTGAGCGAATTACAGTTTTTCACTGTTGAAGCAGTAACGGATGATAATGTGTATGTTATGAACAAAGGAAAAGGTCGAGGAATCATTCTACGTTCAGACTTGCGACGAGAACTCCTTAAATACTGCAAGGACAACAAAATTGAAGAAGGGTGTATATTTACATCTTCTGATAAGAAAAGTCCTGTAAACGCTCGTGTGTTGTCTAGAGACTTAAAGATGGTTGCTGGTAAATGCAGAGGAATTAAGCTTGGTAAAGTACATCCTCATGCATTCAGACATTTGTTTGCGATTCAGTATTTGATGCAGAATGGTGAAAATGCGATTGCAGAACTAGCTGACATTTTGGGCCATTCTAGTTTAGAAACTACAAGAATCTATGTTCGCACAACACGGAAAATGAAAAAGCAGAATCTTGAATCATTGAGCTATGCGAAAAGAAAGTAGGGAATGGAATGGATGTTAAATTTGCAGTGGATGTTGGATGGATGGTAACAATCACGATTGCTTTTATTTTAGAATTTATTGAAACTAAATTCTATGACTATAAAGACGATATTAAAAGACATGCAATTCAGTATTTTAAATTTTGGTTCTATGGACATGCATGTGCATTTGGACTATGTCATGCGTTTCTTTCAATTTGATCTAGAAAGAGACTGAAAGAGTCAGATATATCAGCCAACATGTTAGTGAATTCCAATTCAGATTTAATATTAGATTTTTTTTGATCTAACAAATACGTATTAACTTCATCCATTTTATCATGTAGTTCTTTGTCAGGGATTAGCATTCGAGATTTTAAATAGGCAGCACGATATTCTTTTAATAAAGTGTTCCCATCTGATCTATTGTATCTAGCGGCTTTGTCTAAATAATCAGAGAAAACACTTAATAATTGATTGTAATGCTCTTGAGTAATTGGTGCACGAGCTTGGATTATAGAAACAAGTTCCTTATTAGCAGCTATAATTTTCTCTACTTTAATCGACTTATGAAGGCCTACACAAGATGGAATTATCGCGACTATATAAGGCCACGATTTAAAAGCAAAATTTAAAAAATCATTATCAAATTTCATATAAATATACCTCTTTTCGAGGTAATTATACAAGACGGGAGAAATAAATGAAAGAAGCTACTAATGTTAATACAGGTGATGTTATCCAGGTTCAAAATGCATCATATGAGGTTCTACAGGTAGTTCCTGATGCAGTTTATATGTTTGAAGAATATGGAATAACAGCTGCTCTTGTACAAAGAAAAAATGTTTCTTGTATGGGTGCAGCATATCGTTTTTATCAGGTGGATGGAAGGCTTTATGAGCTTGTGATTCTACCTAAAAGTAATACAAGGAATAGAAAGAGAATAAAGGAAATATCTTTATTCTGAGGATAGAAAATGAAACACAGTTTTGATGCAGAAATTGCGAATGAATATGGAGTTGAAATAGCTATCATGTTCGATATGTTTTGTTTTTGGATCAGCAAGAACGAAGCAAATAATTACAATTTCCAGGACGGGAAATATTGGACGTTCAATACTTATGAAGGACTACATAAAATGTTCCCGTATTGGAATGTTCAAAAGATAAAAAGAATCTTAAATAAAATGGTTGAACTGGACTTGTTAGTTAAGGGAAACTATAACGAAAATCCATGGAATCATACAACTTGGTATGCGTTTGGAGAAGTAGGACAAAAGTTAAAAAATGCTTTATCTATCGATTGGTCAAAAGTTACTAATCGAACGGTCGAAAATGGCAATTGTAGAATAGTCAAAAATGACCAATGTACAATGGTCAAAAATGACCAATCTAAGACAGTTATATACACAGTTAGTAACACAGTTAATAAAAGAAATATAAAAGAAAGTTCCGACGACACTGATTTATCAGCATCAGAAACAATCCCTTATGTTGAAATTATTGACTACTTGAATTCTAAATGTTCAAAGCGTTACAAACACAACAATAGAATTGCTAGAGAGAAGATTCGTGCTAGATGGAATGAAGGATTCAAATTAGAAGACTTTAAGCTTGTGATTGATGTTAAAGCGTGTGAATGGTTAAACGATCCACATATGAACAAGTATCTAAGACCTGATACGTTGTTTGGATCTAAGTTTGAAATTTATCTGAACAGTGTAGCACCTAAACAAAAAACAAATGATTTTGTGATCACGAAAGGAATGAAGATGTAATGCAGTCAGTTAGTGAAATAATCCAAAAACAAAATGATGCGAACAATGAGAAATATCTTAAAAGCAAACATTGCCAAAGCAATTGTGACAAATGCATGGCAGCAGGTGCATGTGGTATTTGGGAAAAGCCAGCGTATTACGACGGGAAATACTTGGTGGCTGCAACAAAGGTGTTCTGTTCAAAAAGAAATGATTGTGAGAAACTATCAAGCTATCGCAGTGAGTGGATTGAGAAGAACAAAAAGAACAGTGGCTTAAAAGATTTGTTGAACAAACGAATCAATGATTTCGTTGCATCTGATCCTTGGCAGGAAGCAATCAAAAAAATGGCAGTGAATTACATTTCCGATTGTAAAAATAATTTTGCAGAACATACTCCTTGTAATTGGTTGATGTTTTTAGGACAGAGTGGATGTGGGAAAACACATCTTTGTTCAGGAATCAGTAATTGGTTGTTAGAACAAAATAAACGTGTTCTGTACGTCAGATACATTGAGTTGAGCAATTCTATTAGCAACTTTGATTATTCGCTTCTAGAACGTGCTAAACACGCTCAAATCTTGTATCTAGATGATTTGTTTAAATCTAGTGCAAATCGATTGGATGATAAAGCAATCTTTGATTTGATTGATTATCGCTATAACAACAACATGCAAACAATCATATCTTGTGAAAGAACAAGCCAGGAAATGATTGATATCAATGAAGCGGTTATTGGACGAATTGTTGAAAAGTGCAATGGTTTCTTCTTTGAAATTGAGAAAGAGCCTGGAAAGAATTACAGGTTGAATTGATGGCACGAAAAATATATGGAATATACAAGGATGATCTTCCTGTTTGTATTGGAACAGAATATGAATGTGCATTGTTTTTAGAAACAACAATCAATACATTTAGATCCATGTGTTCCAAACAGAAAAAAGGAAAAATAAAGCGTTCAAGGGATGGATTTATAATCGTAAAAATATGTGAAGAATTGGAATTGGAGGAAATAGAATGATTGAACTAAAAGTGATTGAAAAATTCATGGAAGAAAATGGTTTAGAACCATATGATGCATTTGATGCGGATGGTGAGCTAAAAAAATACAATCCATGTTATTTTACTGAAGAATTAGAATTACGATCAATGTATCTTGATTTTAAAGGTGTTGATAGTCCACTTTGTGCAATTTTGTTACATAGACTATTAACCGGGAAAGATCATGTAAAGCATAAAAGAACAAAAGAAAATAATTCGGAAGTTGTTGCTGAAGAAAAGAGAAATGTTGTTTGTAAGGTATCTGTTAAAGGATATGTTATGTCGGATGAAGAATTAGATTATTTAAGAAAAGCGTGTCATTTAGCAAGCAATGTTGCGTTTGAAAACGACGAAAAAAACATTTATAGAAAATTAAATGAATATTTAATAACAGGTGAAAGATCCTAATGGATTACATGATGTTAAAACAATATATTTTAGAAAAGGAAAGAAAAAAGCAAAGAGAAGATGCCATAAAAATAAATACTTTTATCAGATTAGATAAAAGCAGTGCTTCTGAAATCGATAAACAAATTGAGCAAACTTATTTATCTTTGCAAAATAATATTAAATTTGTCTGTACCAATAAAGACTTAATGAACAGTATGCTAGATGAATTAGACTACATTGTTTACGCATCGAAACTATATGGTGGCAAGCATGTTATGGAAGAGCTAAATCAGCGTTATAGAGATAAATTGATGAATTAGAGTTGCTATGGATAGGAGAAAGAAAATGATGGATATAGAGTATCTAGAAACACAGGCTAAGCTAGAATCGATAAATGCTTGCACTAAATATGCTTATTTCCTTGAATACAGTGATGATTCACGTAAAACTTACGACTTGATCAGGGACTACTCAGATGAAAATAAAGATGGTTGTGAAACAATCATTGAGTGTATGACCTGGCACGAAGTGGTAAGTGTTATTAATGCAATGCACTGCATCATGCTGTATGAATGCTTGGAGGAGTAGAAAGAAAATGGCTGAAATAGCTTGTATGTTATACAATTTGGCAATAATTGGGATCACCTGCTATATGTGTGCAAATTACAGTTATTGGTTCTTATTGCTATTATTGCTAACAGGCAGTTATAAAAGCGATGGGAGCGAGGAATAAAATGTTAAGAAAACCAATACAAAAAAAGATTCGTGAACAGGTATATAAAAAATACAACGGTCATTGTGCCTATTGCGGATGCAAACTTGAGTACAAAGATATGCAAGTAGATCATGTAATATCTGTATACGGAAAGGATGGTAGTAACGATTTAGACAACCTTATGCCAACGTGTAGGATGTGCAACTTTTATAAAAGTACATATTCTTTAGATGATTTTAGAAAAAATTTAGAAACATTGCATGAGAGATTACAAAAAACGTTTATATATCGGTTGGCATTGAAATACGGATTGGTTGTTGAAATAAAAAAAGAAGTAATCTTTTATTTTGAAGATTATAAAAAGATTTAAGGAGATAGAGGATGTCTACAGTTGAATTAAGACTTAACGAATTAATAGATGCATGCAAAAATAAAATGGATGAAATTCGTAAATTAAATGAACTTGAAAAAGCATTTTTAGATGATGAATTAGAAGTAAACCATAAAGAAAAAATGTTTACACGATTAAAAGAAATAGATAAATATGATTTTGAATTACTGGTTTTAGAACAGATTCTTAAAACACTTGAGTATGTAAGAACAGGGGAATATACCAGGAGATAAAGAAATATGAATGAAAAATATGAATACAATGGAAATATTTATTGTGAAGATGATTTATCAGAAGAAATATACAACTATGGTGGAGATTTAGATGATTTATTTTTTGATTTGTTGAGAAACAAAGATATTGAAGAAACTACTTATTATTCCGCTAAAGACGCTTGTAGTTCTGATGAATATTATGAAGATTACAAAGAATTAATTAAAGAAGAATATGAAAAGTTAGGAATTGAGGTGTTACAAGGCTATGAATAAATATAAGGAAGCTTTAAATACAATTGTTGATGCCATAAGGGATTACGTGTCATATAGAGAATTTGATTTGTTGCCTAGTGAAAATGAAATATACGGTGCAATGGCATTACTTAGAAAATTAGTTAATAAAGCAGATTCATTTGAGTGGATTCCTGTTTCTAAAAAGCTTCCAGATGAGCATGATAGCATCTTTGCTAAATTGTATGAAACAGATGTAGTGAACGATATGCTTTGGAGAACGCGATCAAAAGAGGTGCTTGTGACTATTGAATATGAAAATGGTGCAAGAACTGTTAAATCATCACATACAACTGATGGCAAATGGTGGATAGAAAAGAAAACTACATTAAGTAAATTTAAAGTTATAGCTTGGATGCCAATGCCTGAACCTTATAAGGAGAATGAAAATGAATGAGATTAAAATACCTTCAATTGAATTTGTTCGATTGAAAAAAGGAATGACAGATAGTGAATTAAATGATTACATAGCAGAAAATGATGATTATAGTTTTTTAGTTTATTTGAGATACAAATATGATTTTGAAGAAGAATGGACGTATTCGACGGAATGTGCAGCGTGGAATGCTTGCGAAGATTGTGTAAGTTGGTTAAATGATTGGTATGAAGGTCAACAAAATGTTGAGTATTTGGCTATTAGTAAATTAGGAGAAGAATATGACAGCTGAAGAAATGTTTAGAAGGTTAAGATTCACAGAAAAACACAACCTCAAACAATTTATAATGTATGAATGTGTGAGTATTACTACATCACGAGTTATTGTGTTTGATAAAGTATCTAGACGTATAGCAGCTAAAGATGTACTAGGAGATAAATTAATAACAAAAAGCGACATATCGGTGAATGAATTAATGGCGATTATCCAACAATGCATAGAACTCGGATGGCTAGAAGAAGAAACTTGTACCAATTTATCAGAGTATGATGCAACGGAAGAATTTAAATGTTCTAATTGTGGATTCACGTTAGTTGAGCATAAAGAGTACGCGGTAGGTGAAGATGATGGAGAAGAATATTATTTTAATTACAAACCAAAATATTGCCCAAACTGTGGAAGCAAGATTGTAGATTGAGGTCGATATAATGAACGCAGAACAGATGTTTACTGAATTAGGTTTCAGAAAATGTGACGGAGTTTATAGAGAAGGCGAAACGTTGCTTTATGAAAAAAATATATGTGATGGCAGAGATGTGCTATATGTGAGATTCCTACATGGCATGGTTCGTGTAACTGAATTAGCTAATTATGTGTATAACATAGACGGAAAATTAATGAAGGCTATTTACAAGCAGATGGAAGAACTGGGTTGGCTAGATTCAGAAAGAAAAGCTATTTATCATCTTACAAAGTTTGAATATGATTTACTAAATGAAGATAAAGAAATACATGAGTGGTATTTTAAATGCTTTGATCATTTAATGAGATTGAAAGAACAAGGCCATTTTAAAGATGTGAATATTGAAAAGCAGATTGGTGAAATTTTATTAAATTGTGAGGTAATCAAATAATGCAGAAAGCTAGATTATTATATTTAGTTGATAAATACGAAAATGAATTGATTAGTAGTACTAGAAAATACAAAAGTTATTATGTCGGTAAAATTGGAAACGTAGTACACAAACAAAATATACGTGGAATTGTCAGCTCAAATGAATATTTATATGACATTGAGTTTGATGATGGTGCTAGATTTTGCGTAGACAGAGAACAGATTGAATTTGTGGAGGATTGAGAATGAAGTTATATCTACTGTATGAAGATACATACGAAGAAGAGTATGGATGTGAATTACATGCATACGGAATATTCACGTCAAAAGCGAATGCAGAAAAAATGAAAGAAACGTTATTGAAAAAAGCTAGCAACTCTTGGAGGAAAGGATTCACAATGATGATTGAAGAATTTGAACCTGATAAATATACAGATAAGTATCTAGGAGGATATATTGAATGATGTGGTTGTTGATTGGTTTGTAGAAGGATGTACATGGTTGAAATCAGAAGAAAATGAAGAAAGAAAAAAAGAATTAGAAAGGTTAGGATATAAATGTGTTAAAGAAATACAGGATTAAATATATCAAAGACAATAATATTTGCGTTATGGAAGTTCAGGAAGAATCAAAAAGCATGGCAATGTATAAGTTCTATATGAAATTTCCATCATGCAGCATTGAGGAAATTGAAGAAATTGCATAGGAGAGAAAATGAGTAAAACGGATTATGAAGAATATGTAGATGTTCAGGTGGATACACTGATTAAAAAACTTGAAATGTTCAAGATTTATGAAAGAAAGTTTAAATCGTTGGATGGAATCTTAAAGGATTTGGAGGTTCGCAAAAAAGAATTTTCAGATCCAAAATCTCCATCGTTTGAACAAAGGTTGGATTCAAAGAAAAATAAGGACATTACAAATGATGTTCTTGTAAAGTTTATTTCAAAAGAAAAAACACTTGAAGATGATAAGAATCTAATCTTCGGAAAGATGAGAGAAATTGAAACAATTATTGACCTTATTCCGGATGATGATATTCGTTTATATATGAAACGTCATTATATCAACGGAGAGTCATTTGAGAAGCTTTCAGGAGAAAAGTTCTGTAGCAGAATGAAAATGTATTACGCAATGAAAAAAGAGCTTAAAAAGCTCGTTATGGGAGATTTGAACAAATGAAAAAAATGTTATGTGCAATTTTAGGAATGACAATGTGTCTAGGTTTGGCAGGATGCCAAGAATCAGATACAGCTAATCATAATTTAAGAGTGGATGCAAACAACTTTAAAATATCGAGAAAGGTTGTGGCATTAAATACTAGAACAAATGAACCGTTGTTTTCTGTTGAAGGAAAAATATCTATTGAAACAGATAGTGATGGCGATTTGAATGTAACGATTAAAACTGGAAAAGATAAATATAAATTGTTCTATGCACATTTATCAAAAGATGTTACGTATACAAGTATTCAACTTGATGCTGTAAAAGAAAATCCATATGGATACAAAATAACATTCTTTCCTGCTAAAGAAACGATTGAACATGGTTTGATTAACGTAGAAGATACAAATAAATAAAAGACTATATGAGGATATTATTTGCGGTGAAGTAAGATGTTATTAATTGCATAAAAACGTGGTTGAAATTTTCATAAAGTTTTTATTTTAGAAAAGTGTTATAAAGTAGCCTATTTACTAGGCTTTTAAAAGGTTTGTAGTTAGTCCGATAATATATAGTTATCGGACATAGAAAAGAGGAATGAAATGAATAAAATATACAAATTATTAATGGTTGGAATGATTGGCATTTCCTTGTTTGGATGTGCTTCTATGGATCGTTTTGGCACTGATGTTAAATCAGATTTGAATGGCGGATTGAATAGAATAATTAATGTGTATACAGCAGATGGAAAAATTATAGCAAGCTATGAAGGTAGAATTGATATTGAAACAAATGATGGTGGATATGTAAAATTTGATTATGATGGAAAAAGATATGTTTATTATAATTGTTTTGTAGAAACGATTGCAGATAAATAGGAGTGATAATGTGGAAGATTTCATAAAGGATGTTTTACTAGCGTTTGTTGCAGCTGGTGGATGTGGATATTTAAATTATTACGTTTTAACATGCACAAATGTGATTGAAGAACAAGATAGAGCAGATAAAGAAAGATTGCATTTGATGATCTTATCGTTATTTAATATTCTTGTTTGCTTCTTCTTTAGTGATTATTTGAAATGGAATATTTATAAAAGTGTTTTGATTACATTTTTATTAACATTAATAAGTTCGTTTACTGTACATGCTCATGTTATTAAGCTTTTTAGAACATTAGTTAATTTGATTAGAAAAGGCAAAGGATTGTCTGAAATGACTTTTGGAACTATTCAGGAAGATGTTTTTGAAAGTGATAACATGACAATTGGATATTTCTATACTAGAGAAGGAAGTTTTATTGCGTGTGGATATATTGAAATGCATTCAGAAAGAACTGGTGAATTTACTATAGCACCAAGAAAAAGTGTATCTGAGAAAAGTTTTTCAGAAGCTTGTGCATTGCCAGGAGCAAAAGTTTTTATTAATGATGAAATGAAAATAGTCACCATCGAACAACGATAGTGACTATGGAGGTTATTTTCCGCCTTCTGATGGTATTTCTTTCTTGACTGTGCCTTTAGTTCTAGATTGAACACCATCATTACTTTTTTCATTTTCTGTCATTTTGTTATCCTCCACGATAATTATACAGAAATAAGTTTATTAGAAAAGTTTAAGGAGTAAAGAAAATGAAATGTAAATTACCAAAGTTTTTAACAGAAAAACATATAAATATAGGTGATGAGCTTAATAAGCTGTTTATGATCAATAATACACAAAGTTTATTTGTACAATACGGAGATCGTGTTGTATGTGTTTATATGTCAGATGAAAAGTTTTATAGGTGTAATTATGATAAGAATGGTATACTCGTTATTAAACATTATATTTGTGAATCTCAATTCAAAAGTTTATATAAAAAGTTTTTAGATAATGAAATTGATTGCTTAAACTATGAAGACGTAATGAATGGCTGCAATAAGATTTATCTAAGATCAGATGAAGATTATAAAAAGTTTATGAGAATATTAGTTGATATGTAGAAAGTTTTTTTAGGAGTGATGAAATGGATGAAAATAAGTTTCCTTACAAAGAAGTTTTTGTGAGATATGATAATGTACAAATTGGTGTTGTTTGTTCTAAGATGGTTGAAAAAGTTTTTGAATACAATGCACATGATGATGAAGATGTGGCTGTGAATTATGTTTATTATGTGAAGAAGGAGAAGTTTTCTCAGTTGCTGGAAAAGTTTTTTGACGGTTCAATTCTATGCAAGCATGAAAAAGAATCTCAAAAGTTTTTTCCAACTTCTCAAGAACAATTAGAAAAAGTTTTTCTGATCCTGGATAAATAAGTTTTTGAGGGTATTGTAATGTTTGAAGATAAGTTTTTACATGCTGATATTTATATAAGTTATAAAGATACAACAATAGTTGTTGTATGTTCGGATGATGAAGAAATTATGTGTTTAGAAACAGATGGTTCTAAAGAATCATGGTATTTCGATGTCAATAAAGAAAAGTTTAGTAGTTTGGTTGCAAAGTTATTGAATAAAGATATTGGGAATAATCGTAAAAAGGATTCAAAATATTTTTATATTAATTCAAGATCAAACTTAATGAAAGTGTTTAGTATTCTAGATCCTAGACAAATGAGGAACTTCTTAAATTGAAAAAGTGAAAAACACGGTTTATAATATAGATGGTTAATTAATTAGGGTTTTAATTGCTTTCAGTAAGCTTTTAAGGCCTTTTTTATATTCAAACAAAAGAAACAATAAAAACTTTTTGCAGTTGATTCAATTGGATATAAAAAAAGGACTTTTGCAAGTCCTTTTTAAAACGGAAACTCTTCCAGCATTTTGTTGATCTTTTGTTGTTCTGTAAGTGCTGCTTTCTTCTTCTTTTTTGGTGCAGCTTTTTCAATGCTCATTTTTTCGATTTTACCATCATGGTAAACATAACTTTCTTGCAATTTGTTTCTATTAAATACATCTATAGTTTTTGAATTAGTATTATAAGTTGCCAGCAAGCTTTTTGAACCTGGTTTACAGATCTTAAAAAGATCCTTATTTAATATATCTATATAACATTTATAAATTTTGAAGAAATAACAGATATCTTTTATTTCTTGGATATCAGGCGCGAAAAGTTCTTTTTTCGCTTCTGCATTGAAGTATATTTGAATATCATAATTGAAAAGCTTGTCAAGATCATGAGCGACAAAAAGCCTTAAGTCATTTGTTTGAGCAGCTGCATACATACATTTATTATGATCAAATTTAAAACCATGATCTTTTAAAATTTTTTCAGTTGAAGCGTTAGGAACTCCCAACGCTTCAACATAAATGTGGGGTTGTTTTCTTTCATTTGTGATGTAGTAATTAAAGTGAGTTCGCTCACGCTTCCATATTGTCATTTTTAAGCCCTCCTAAAATATCCAAAGTATATAAAGTATTTACAAGTAGCCAAAGTTCGCGCGGTTCAAGCATCCAAACAATAGTATCTAAACCATAATTAAGATCATATAAACCGTTTAAATGTTTGGTTATTGTATAAGGCTTGCAGCTAGATCCATTTAGTCGATCTAGTTTTTTTTCTGTAAATTCAATATATTCATTATTATTCATTTTTAAAACCTCCATTCATTATCGGTAGTGTCAAAAATCAACATTTTGATACAAATACTACTACCTTGATTTATTTGT